ATTCAATTGCAGGCGATTGAATCGAACTTTTCTTTTGTAGCCTTGTTTGTTGCAAGGGAAGTTCTATTAGGTTTTATTATTGTGTTTTGCTTTGCTTTATTAATTTTCTTCGCAAATCCTCCTGGTCAGCCTGATGAGTCAGAGGTCGAAATGCTGTGCATCGCTGTGTGCTGTAGTTTAGTTGTCGTCTTTCATTCTGTCTTTCAATTCCAAACTCAAACATGTCTGCTGAATCTGCGTCTCAAATTGTTGCTGCTGGGAAAGCCCCAGGTGTTGAAATCGAAGATGACGTTTTGCGTCCCATTCCTGCCTTACCGGCAGTTGTTAACCACATTCTTATCAAGTTTGGTGCCGTATTGGCATTCACTTACTATATGGTCCTTCTTGGGACATTTGGATTTCTTTTTGGCCAAGTAGCATTCCCGTCAATTTTGTTTGGGATTACTTTTTCGGTCTTTGCCATGTCCATGACTCTCATTTTTCTGCTCTTATTACCATTTGCAGTTTTTGTGGGAATGATGGCTGTGGCCTTCCTTTTTGGTTTTGATGCTGACGATGCATCAATCTTTTATGATCGTCTTACTGTTGTTGGGTTCCAATGGCTTTATGATGTCACTCCTGGGCCTGAAAACTCATTGTTATTTTACCGCAAGCGGTTCATTCAATTGATTAAACCCATTGTGCGATTCATTGCATTAGTGTTTTTAGGCTTTACATCTGGGGTTCGCAAATCAAAACAATTTGCAAATCTTCAGGTGCCAACTTTTATCTTTTCTCTCCCACATGACAGGTTTGTTATGGTTGAAAAAGCTATTTTGCGTGCTAAAGATTTTGGCATGCCTATTGTTGACTATGCTACATTCATGAATGTGGATGGTAACATGGTTGATTGTTGGGATGATATGACTGTCAAGAAGTTGGACCCTTATGTCATTATCACTTTGTGTGTGGTTAGAGCAGCAATTTTAGCTCGCCTTAACTATTACACTCTGTTTTATTGGCTTATCTTCCTTTGGGTTTATATGCTCTTCCAGTTTGCTTATGCAATTATTCGGAATGGCATTAAAGGATTGTACTGGGTTTGGAGTTGGCTTGTATTGTATTCATACGGCTTATTTTTCCTGTACATTATTCCTGTTGACATGTTATTAAATGCACAAAGGAATTGGTATTTTATTTATATCCAATTACCTATCCGCATTACCAAGTTTTTGTTTAACATAAACACTTATGTTGATTTTTATCAATTAATTCGTGTTTTTGTTGTGCGTGTTGTAATTTGGGTCCTTGCTCTCCGTTACAAAGTCCCACTTTGGTGGGGTAGGTATCAGTCAGCAGGTGGATTCCTTGCCGGGAGGGCCCGGCTCCAAGCTGTTTTCAATCAGCGTTGGGTTGCTGCCCAAAGGGTTATTGATGACTTAAGCCTACCTGAATATATTCGTTGCATGAATTTTGATTATTCATTATCAGATTTGCAACAATCTTGGGATAAGCTCAAGGACCTAGGGTGGCCAGTCAATGTTTCTGTGAGTGCACCAGTTTCTGGTACGCTTGAGGAATATTCTGATTGGTTCTTTGGTTATCTTGACTTTAAGCAAGGTATTCACAACTTGCAAACCAAAATTGATGAAGACCTTGAACTCTTTGAAGCTGATAATGTGCTGCAATACAAACGCACAGAAACTTATGCTTCTTATGCTAATGAGTTGGCAGCCACTTCTCGGTATTTCATTTTAAATGATTATACCTTTACTGATTTGAAAATCGATGACATGTGGGTATTGGTTTCCAAAATTTTCGAAAATTCTCGTCTCACTTCTTTTGATTACATCATTAAGAAGTGGGAAAAGAAATATGGTCTTGGCCCTTTTGCCAAAAAGCCTGGTAAGTTTGGAGATCGAAAGTTGTCTCGACGTGAGTTCATTCGGTCTATTGGGTTGCCACGGTTTAGGGAATTATGGGCTGAAACCTTTTCAATTGCTCCTTCACTTGTCCCTGTCAACCCTGTTTCAGTTAAAAATGAGGCATTGCCACCTAAGAAATGGCTTGCTGATAAGGTGCGAACTACAATTGGTGCGCCTATCACTTCATATATTGCTTCCACTATTTGGAATTATGGTCCTAACCACAATTTCCAATGGGAAACAACTCCTATCCGGGTTGGCATGCCCTTAAATGGTTGGGCTATGTCCAAGATTTGGGCTCAGCATGCACAACGTGATATTCATTTTGCAGCTGATTGCACTGCTTTTGATTCCACTTTATCAGGTAAAACTTTGGATATCATTAAAGCAGTTAGAAAGAAGGGCTTTGAGAATCATCGTGATTACAAACGTATTTGCGACCTCATTGATAATGAATATAGACATGTTGAACAAGGTCTCCTTGGTCTCACTTCTTCTGGCAAAATTTATAAGAAGGGGACTGGATTGTCTACAGGTCATTCTTCTACGTCAATGGACAATTCTCTTGGTTTGGTTTCACTCGTCTTGCGAGGCTGGGTGGACCTCACTGGACATAGTGCGCATGATTTTCGTCATTTTGTCACTTTGTCCTGTTTCGGTGATGATAATAAGATTTCTTGGGATAAGGATGTTCCTCCGGGTTGGACTTTCCCTAATCTTCAGAAATCATTTAAGAAATGGGGTGTGGATCTTCGAGAAGAAGCTTCTGGATCATTAGAGGATATTGAGTTCCTGTCGAAGAAGGGTCGTCGACCAACTTTGGCTGATCGAAATTCTTTTGCCTCGCTTAATCTGCCAGTTCCTGAGTGGTGTATTTACCATAACAGAGACAAATTGCTTGGCAAGATTAAGGCTGATTACAGACGTGTTGATCGAGGTGGTGAAGTGAAGAGACTTTTGTCTTTTCTCACTTTGACTCCACACCATGAAGACATTTATGAATCATTGGTGGGCACCATCATTAAAAAGGTTCGCGTGATTCGGGAAACTAACCCATCCTATAAGGTTAAAATTCCCACTTACCAGGATGTCATGACTGCTTGGTATTCTGAAAAAGTTTCAAATACCAATTTCCTTGGAGATGACGATGCAAACATCAATCCTGATGATGTTGTATTAACTTATGGTTCAGTTACCATTGTTGATGCTGTTGCCAATTTCCTTTCTCGAATAGTTGATATTGTAAACCCTGATGTTTACAATTCCACTTTAACAACATTCTTGCAGCGACCATTGAAACCTTTTATGATGTGGCCGTTACAACTTATCCGTAATTCCAATTTTCTGTATTCAAGCAGGCATATAGCATCCTTGATACAAAAGACTGGTTATGATTGGATCACAAATGAGGCTGAAATTCCTCTTGCTGAGGACCCGGCTATTGCAACTTCATTGTTGATCAAACATTGGTTGTATTGCCTTTTGGCTTCACCTAAAGGCAATTATTTCAGTCGGTACATTCTTATGTTAGACAAGAAGTTAGCTGATTTGAAATATATTGCTGTTGGGCATGTTGATTTGTCTGTTCGTAGGCTTGATGTGCCACTTCGTAATATGCTGGTGTGTGCAATACTCGGAGCAATCCCTGATGTTCGCAATTTACCAGATTACCGCCCGATCTTGAGTTCTCTTCATTTGGAACGTTGGTCGGTTGGGTATGTTGTTGATTCCATTTTTCTTGTGCTCTCTAACTTGCTGTATTCGTCTGTTCCAGCAAATTTTATGAGTGCAATAAATGGTATCAAGAGTTCTTTGGCTTCTGAAGTGCCTTGTGTCATTAAGGCTGGCACTGGCACTGGCAAGACAACTGCACTTATAAATACTTTAACCTTGTCATTAGCTTATGACAAGTTTATTGTTATTGTTCCTAGGAGTGCAATCATTCATGGAGTGGTCCCTTACATGAAGTCAAAGTTTGGCTTAAGTGTGACTGGAGCAACTAGAGATTTCATGTATGATCCTTCTGCAAAGGTGGTTTATACCACCACAATGGAGTTGCTTTTGCATCCTGAATGGTTTGCTATGCGAACTCTATTTGTAGTTGATGAATGTCATGTGGATGAGCCACTGCATCAATTTTCATTGGCTGTTTTACGTAGACGGGCTTGCCCACATGTTTTAATGAGTGCCACACCTCAAGAGTCTGATTTTGCAACTTTTGAGATTGTGACTTCTCATGTGTTTTCATATGAAAGTTATAGGGCTGAACAAGTTATGGCCCATGAGCTTTCATATTTACCAATTTGGAAGGATTACCAGTTTCTACTTGATAAGCAGGATACTGGATATTATCCTTATTCAATGATTTATAGGCGTTTTGTGTCCCATTATCTTAAGAATGCCAACCCTTTTGCCAAGAGTCTTGTTTTTGTGAATACAAAAGCAGAAGTTGAAGCAATGGTTGATTTGTTAAGTGTTGGAGCACACGGCCCGATTGTTGGAATGTGGTCAGGTCAAACTGACCTGCCACCTGTGTGGTCTGTTGTTGTTTCCACAAGTGTGGCGGATGTTGGTGTCACTTTGCCTGATGTGGATCATGTTTTTACTACTGATTCATTTATATTAGTGAGAGGTCAAGATAAACTTCGTCCCATCACTTATCAAGCATCTGAGGCACTAATTAAACAACGTAGTGG